TCTTGTTGCCTTTTCGAAAGACTCTGTTGGCAAAAATACTGCTGGTGTCCAATTTTCTGGTTGTAATCTAACAAATCTTGATCTAAAATGTTTTCCCAGATATCTTTTCACACATGGTTTATACCATGGATTTGAAGAAGCGGTTTTGAGTATGCCGTATGTAATACGCATTTTAGTTTTTTCATCAAAACGGTCATTGTTAAGTGTGTCGTAAAGTTGATCCAATAGTTTCGCTCTTAGTACAGGTGGAAGATAGTGTAAATTTAAACCAAGAAAACCATCTTTGTATTTTACTATAGGAATGACTAGAGGAAAAGTGTCATAATATGGTAATGTCTTTTTGTGTTTTGGATCATAATATGCGAAATACATTTTGCCTATCGCGACATTTGTCCAAGAATTGACAAGACTATCTCTTTCTTCACGTATAATTCTTGAAGGACTTATGGCAGTTTTTCTAATAGAGTTTCGAAACCACTTAATGGATTCTTCTGATTTTTTGTCAGAAACGCCTTGTTGTTTTGCTCTATTCAAAATATTTTCGAATGTAGTTGCCATATTTTTACTTAATTCCTAAATGATTTTCCGTCATAATTCTGAAATGCCATCCTCTTTCATTACAATACTTTTTTGCTGCATTCCACTTTGCTTCATTTATACCGTATGTTTTTACTTCTTTAAGGTATCTAGTGGAAATTCTACCTGTAGGTGTTTTGTTTTTATTTCTAATATCCGGCGGTCTTGTCTGTTTATCTGGTTTAATTTCGATCATCAATATTTCGTATTTATTATCACTAACTCTTTTTTTCAAAATGACATCAGGATAATATCTATGATATTTATTATCAATTGGTGAAATATACGGCACAACAATTTCTTCGCTTTGCCACCATATCACGTCAGGATGTTCATCTACAAAACGAAAAAATTTTAATTCCCATAATGATCGGTATGTTATTTTAGTCGGATCGCCCTTGTATTTCTCAGGATTATTTGGTCTAAATTTACCTCTATATGCCATTTTTATTCTCACTTTTTATTATAAATAACAATAGTATCTAATCATATTTATAAAGGTTTTTCATGGCGATAAATCAATCATTACCACCTAGTGTTGAAATAAGAAGAAACACTACAAGAAATTACGCAAACAATTTATCATTCCCAGAAGACATTGGTCCTCATGGGTTGCTTATGATATTTAGAAACTATGAATATCAGGCGACAAGAGGATTGCTAACCGAGCAAAGATCAACTGCTAATATTGGAAGTTCAATTCTATTACCTATTCCAAATAGCATACAAGATTCATTTTCTATGCGTGTACAAAGATTTGATCAGGGCACATTTGGTGATTTGATTTCTACTGGTGCTGCTGGCGCTGCTGGTTCAGAAAGAGGTGGCGAAAATATGATCGCTGGTTTGCATAGTGCGTTGAGAGATGCACTTCCAAATGGTGCTGATGTGGCGAATGCTATATCAGGCGGTCAATTTTCAATGGATTCTATTGCTGGTGATCTTGGAAGAAGTGCAAACTTTTTACTGAGAAAGGGTTTAGACTCATTCGGACCAAATGTTGCAAGAAATGTGGATGCTGGTTTCGGTTCCACAATAAACCCAAAAGCGGCACTTTCCTTTGAAGGTGTTGAAATGAAAAAACACTCATTTGATTGGGTTCTGGCACCAAGAACGCCTAATGAGTCCGATAGGATTAGAGAAATATCAAATACGATTAAGCGAAATGTTCTCCCTGAATACCAAAATGTGGGTGGCATACAAAGAGCAATGTTAAGATATCCGTCAACTGTTGATATATATTTCTTGGGTATTGATCCCTCATATTACTTATATTTTAAAACATGTATGGTAGAACAGTTTAGCATGAATTATGCACCACAAGGCGTTTCCATATTGAAGGGTGGAAAACCTGCTGTTGTTAATATGAGCATACAATTAGCAGAAATGGATATTCATACCGCAGACGATTATAAGAGCGATGCAGAAATAAGTGCAGGGGCAGGATAAAACATGTCACAATATTTTTCAAAATTTCCAATAATACAATATAATGAAGTTTTTGTTAGAGATATAACAAGAAGAAACAAGTTTGTCGAAGAAAATTTGGGTGATCCTAAACTTTTCTTACCTTATACTGCTACAGAAGGTCAAAGACCAGAAGATATTGCAGATTTGTATTATGGAACTGTAGATGCAACTTGGTTGGTTCTCCTAGCAAACAATATAATTGATCCATATTATGGTTGGACCATGGATGATGCTCAATTCAATAAATATCTAATCAATAAATATCAAGACGTTTCAGGTCAAACAGGATATAAAGTTTTAGATTGGACAAGAAATGAAACAATAGAAGACAATATTGTTTATTATTATAGGGAAATAGACAAAGATAACCCTGAATTGCCAACCAGTTTTGTACCCGAATCTGTTGTCGATTATGTATTGAATAATCTACCTGCTGATTTTACAGAACAAGTTATAACAATAAATGGGATTGAATATTTCGTTCAACAAGAAAGTGTTTAATAATGTTAGATGTAGTAAAAATAACACCAGAAAGTTTCGAAACTCTTTATTTGAGAGAAGAAGATGGGACTATCATTGAAACAGAAAATGGTAAAAGGATTATCATAAAAAGAGTAATACCACCAGAATGGAAACCAGTAAGAGTTTATGAATATGAAAACCAATTGAACCAAAATAAAAGAGAAATTGTTTTGGTCGATAAATCATATTACAAACAAATAGACAAAGAATTTAGGAAATTGATCACACGATGACGAATGAAGTTACATATCCTGGTAAATATACGTTAAAGAGCGTCATGGTATATCCAGTTGATGGTAGTAGTATACCATTAGAAATTTCGGCACTTAATCCGAAATTCAATATAGTTGAATCAATAAAAAATGATAGTATAAGAGGTTCTATGGATGTTCTAGACACAGTTGGTGTTCTGGAACAATATCCTTTAAGAGGTGAAGAACGAATAAACCTTGAAGTTGAAGACGTGTTGGGTAATAATAAGATATATGATTTGTTTCTTTATAGAATTGACAACGTTACAACAACAGAAATAAATGATGGTCTTTATTATAAATTTCATTTTGTATCTTACAAAAGATTTGAATCAGATAAACACAAAATAATAAAGGCATACGAAACCACAGTATCTGATATTGTCAATGACGTTTTTTCCACATATTACTTAGGAAATAATGGTGTGTCAGCATCCCCATTTCGTCGCATAACAAACGAAATGATTTCTAATATAGGAAGCGTGGTGAGTGATGTGCAAGATGTTATAGGTAATGTCACAAATTTATTATCAAATAATGGTTCCGAAAGGGCAGGAAGATCATCAAATATAATTGGTGGCAGTGGCGTATATGTCGAAGATCAAAGAGAAAAAAGTATCGTGGTAGAACCCACAGAAGGACCACTTAGACTTATTATACCAAATTTCACTCCAACAAGGGCAATGAAATTCCTTGAATCAAGAGCATATAGCACTTCAAGTCCCTCCTGTTCTTTTAGATTTTTTGAGAGTTCGAATGCATTCTATTTCGTAAGTGACGAATATATATTCAATAATGGAACCCAATTTGATTTCACATATTCTATTGATATACCAAGTACACCAAACTATTTTGATATACACATGAATAATTTTTACGAATTGACCAACACTGAAAGATTTGACACCTTCAATGATTTGCATGGTGGTGGATATCACAATAAAGTAATAATCATTGACATATTAAAAAGAAGCGTTAATCTTAAAGATACGCCATGGAAATATACAGAAAATAGTGCAAATTATCAAGATTTGGATGCAGAAGAAACTTTGTCAGATCGCCATACAAACAATTTCATAAATCAAACTTTTACAGATGAAACTGCAAAACAATTTTTGATTGTAAAAGATTATGATGAACAAAGTGGTGGTCAATTAAGAGGTGAACAACACTTCTCAGATATTGTTTCAAATAGACTCGCATATAGACACCACTTAAATAGCATTGTCCTAAATACAAAAGGTCATGGTAGATTAGATATTACGTGTGGTGATGTAGTGAATATGACTATCAGCGAATTTGATTCATCTTCAAATGTGAACGAAGTTAATAAACAACTGTCTGGGAGATATATTGTAGAGGAAGTTGTTCACATTTTTGATAAAGAAATGTCTGAAAACCACTATAAATTAATGAAAAGAAATTGGAGCGAAGTGGTCAGTTCTGGTATACAAACTGGTCCACAATAAAGGAATAATATAAAATGATGCAAGAAACAGGCGTAGGAATTATAAATCCATTGTTTTTTATTGGTGTTGTGGAAAATAACATCGACGAAAGATTAGAAGGACGTGTTCAAGTTAGAGCATTTGGGGTTCATGGTACAGTAGATCAAGTGCCAACAGAAGATTTGCCATGGGCAACTCTAATTATAGGAAGTCACGATGTCAATTTTGTGGTTCCTCCAATAAATTCGTGGGTTTTTGGTTTTTTCATTGATGGAAGAGATGCTCAACAACCAATGATATTGGGATTAATTCCAACACAAATGACAGAACCTGTTGACCCTTCTGTAACAGGTTGGGGGAAACCATTAGGTGATGATATTGATGTTAATTTTCAAGGTAGTAGACCAAGAGACTTTGGACAACCACAAAATTCACGACTAACAAGAGGTGAAGAATTACAAAATACTTATTTGTTGCCATTTGATGTTAACAGAATACGAAATATACCAATTGCTGGTGGTGGTGCAACGAATCTTCATTCTGGTGGTAATAGTGGTGTACATTCCCAAGACGATTCCGTAGTCAATCCTTTAGCATCTACTGTTCCGGCATCATATGGAGGTTCGCAAGTTGTTGCACCTATTGCATCCATTATTGGTAGGTATGAATCTATAGGTGCTGGTGGATACAACGCATATAATCGTGGGACAGATAATGATGGTGATATTCTTGGCGCATTATATCCAATTGATTTTAGTCAATTGACTGTAGGTGAAATACTTCAAAGAGGACAACTTCCGAGATTTAGTAGAGATAGAGTTTTTGCTGCTGGTTATTATCAAATAGTAGCAGATCAAAGAACTGGAACAATGCAAACTCTTGTGAATAGAGGTGTAATATCTTCTAATGAATACTTCACGCCAGAAGTTCAAGATAGGGCAGGTCTTGCATTGATGCAAGGGCGTGGTTTAAATTCTTACTTAAATGGTTCCATGTCAGCAGAAACATTTGCAAAAAATCTTTCTAATGAATGGATCGGATTAAGAAATGCACCTTCTGGTCAGTTAATAGCGGCACTTGAAAAAACAAAAGAAAATTATAACAATTCTAAAGGTAATTTGGATACTACCGATGATGAACGCGCTGATAGAACAAATTCTTCGCAAGCAAATACTGTAAATGCAAATACCGCAAATACCGTTACTGCAAACACAACATATTATTCTGCTGCAAATAATTACGACGAAGATGTTTCTGTTACTGGTCCACAGACAACATGGGAAGAACCCGGTCCTGCTTATGCTGCTGAATATCCGTATAATAGAGTAATAGAGACAGGAAGTGGACATTCAGTAGAAATTGATGATACCCCTGGTGCCGAAAGGGTTGTTATTTACCATAAAGATGGATCGTACATTCAAATGGGAACAGGTGCAAATACTTATAAATCCACAAGAGATACATTTGATGTAAATGATAAAAATCATCATGTGTATGTTGGTGGTACTAATATAATAACCATAGAAGGTGATAGTCATGTTCTTGTCAAGGGCAATAAAGTAGAAGAAATACAAGGTAATTATAGACAAATAATTCATGGTTCTCACGAAGTAGGTGTTGCTGGACAAATGAATTTTAATAGTGGTGATGGTGGGCAAATTCGTGCTGCTGCACTGTCTCTTGAATCTAATGTTGAAAATTTCCACATTAAAGTTGGAAAAAGTTTGAAATTCCAATCCGGTGAAGATATTCATATAAAAACTAATAATTTATATTTAGAAGGAACTGATAGTATAAATATAAAAAGTTCTATTTCTAATATAAGATCAGAAACTATGTTTATTGATACATTTGGCACATTTAATTTGAAATCCGGTTCCGTTTTTATTGATGCTTTCAATTCTGTAGATTTAAAATCGGAGTCTGTACATATTGGTGGTGGGTCTGAAACACATATAAGTTCTGATACTGTCTATATTGATGTTATTGTTCAACTTGCCAGTGGAAGTGCAATATCCCCAGAAGGCGCAGCAGATGGAGATGATTTTAACGTAGAAGATGCGGCAGAAGTTAATAGACCAGCACCGCCACCATTAAATATACCAAAAACAACAATACCCGAGACTAATGTTACGACTACTAATAATCTTGAAACATTAATACAATAGAAAGGATTTGATATGGCAATTTGTAAAAGCATACCAGTATCTAATGTTCAATTACAACCTGAACAATATATAGCAAATGCAGAATTAAAAGCATCAATTTTTTATGACAAGTTTTCTGATATACTACAGGAATTTGAAAATAATGCTGTGTATGATGCTAATATGTTTGTTGACACAACACTACTTTCATCAAATACTATCGCATTAAATAAATTTTTAAAAACTGAAATAGATAGAGTAACACCAAATACATTTGCTACAATATTCCCAAACTTATATGCAAGGATTTTAATAAATCCTTATATAACACCTGCTGAAACACAAAGAGTTATAGAAGATAATTTATTAATTCCTGAATTTTTCACATCGTATTTACAACCATTTACATCAAATATTTCCAATTTATTAGAAAATTATTTTTCTTCTGATTCCGTGACACAAAGTTCTGCGGGTTCTTTTTGTTCTATGGCAACTGATATTTTTTCAAAATATAACACAGCAAAAGATATGCTGAAAGATGCCAAATCATTTGCTGAAAATCTTGAAGAAACCATATCAACAATTCTCGATGGTGGGGTTGCGTCAATAGTAGAAATGATCAAACAAAAAGTTTTTGATTTGATTGATAAACTGGTGGAAAAAGTTCAACAGAAAATGCAAAACTTTACGACGAAATTCACATCAGTTGTGAATAATTTCACTTATAACATTCAAAATGTTTATTCAAGAATAGATAGTTTGAAAAACCAAGTGCAGAGTTTCTTATCTGAAAACAATATAACAAATATGAAAACTTTAGTAAAGTCATTGATAAATTTTTCTGCGAATTTGTTTGAAAAAATTGATATTGAAGAAGTGATGTATATGTTGTTACGTTTCTGTGAATTCATGGGACAAATAGAAAATCTTTTTGATGGTATAACAAAACCGTTAGATGATATTCAAAATAACTTCACATCTTCATATAAAATTCTTACTTCTTCTGGAAATGCAGCAACATCAAGGGCGCTTGCTGCTGGCGCTTTGCGTTTTCAACCACAAGAATTAAATGATGGAAGACAAAAATCGCAAAATATTGCTGACAGTTATTCAAGTAGAGGTGCGGCAATAAGTAGTGGTGCGGCAATAAGTAGTGGTGGTGCGGCAATAAGAGATGGATATGCAATAAGAGGTAGAGCGGCAAATATCAAACCTATAACACAAGAAGAAATAGATTCATTACCAACATGGGAAGAAGTTAAAGGTGGTAAAAATGCTTTGTGGACATATTCAAGTGGGATGGGTTCTGTGGGTTATATTGGAGCAGAAACACTTGAAAAAGTTATGTTGTTGAGACTTAGAAAAAAATGGGGAAAGCGTTTCAATATTAATAGTGCATATAGAAGTCAAGCATACAATGCAAAAACAAAAGGTGCTGTTAAAAATAGTATGCACTTGTCTGGACAAGCATTTGATGTTAATGTAATTTCCGATGAATTTACAAGATTGGCATTAGCAGAAGGTTTTGGTGGAATAGGTGTATATTATAGAGATTATTTCACACATATTGACTCGGGACCATATTCCCGTTGGGTTAAAAGATAAGGAAAAAATATGCCAGCAATACCAATAGTATCACCACTTAGAAAAAAGATAAGTCTTTATTCAGATATAAGAAAAGATTTGGATATAAATCCAATTACAAAAGACCTTGCCGTTAAAAGAGACGAAGAAGCAGTTAAAGAATCTATCAAGACTTTGATATTAACAGATCGTGGAGAAAGACTATTTCAACCACGATTGGGTGGTGACATAAGAAAAACATTATTTGAAAACAATACGCCAGCGACTTTAAAAGTTCTACAAGAGGCAATAAAAGATACTATAAATAACCATGAACCTAGGGCAAATTTAATTGATGTTGAAGTATCTTCTACATATGATGATAATAAAGTTGTCGTGAATATAGTTTTTTATGTCAGAAATTTGGAAACCCCTGTAAACCTAACAGTATTTTTGGAAAGAATAAGATAAATGGCAAGAAAACCTATAACAGAATTAGACTTTTTCGCTGTCAAAAAGCAACTTAAAGATTATTTAAAAGGTCAAGATCGTTTCAGAGACTATGACTTTGATGGTTCCAACATGTCTGTATTGTTGGATGTTCTTTCTTATAATACGTATCAGAACAATTTTTATACAAATATGGCATTGTCCGAAATGTTTTTGGATAGTGCTACTTTAGAAAATTCAGTTTTATCTCATGCAAAAGAATTGAACTATTTACCAAGATCAGCAAAATCATCCATGGCAGTAGTGTCCGTTACAATTAATGCACCTACAGAAACTGCAAATACAATATTGATACCAAGAAATACTAAATTTAGATCAAGAGTCAATAGAGGTGAGGTATTTAATTTTTACACAACAAAATCTTATATAGCAAATAGACTTTCTAATGGGAATTATTTTTGTGATTGTGTGGAAATATATGAAGGCGAATTGGCGGATGAAGCATTTTTTCTACAGTCAATTGACCAAAGAATATCATTGACAAATGAAAATATCGACACTTCAAGTATAAGAGTTTTAGTAAACCCATCAGAACCTACTATACAAGAAGAATATGTATACAGGACTGGAATATTTGGTGTCGAACGTGATGAAGCAGTTTTTTATCTTCAAGCAGGTTATAATGGGACATATGAGGTTTATTTTGGCAGGGATGTTTATGGTAAAACACCTTCTTTCAATGAAGAAGTTCGTGTGTTTTATAGAATAACTTCGGGTTCTTCTGCTAACGGTATTGGTTCGTTCTCTACTGATTTCAGATCAGATGTTTATGTTTCTGTAACTCAATCTTCTTACGGTGGTGGCGAAAAAGAAACACTTTCAGATACAAAATTTTATGCACCAAGATCAGTTCAGATACAAGAACGTGCAGTCACAAGACGAGATTACGAAACTTTGTTGAAACAAAGATTTAATAATATTCTGGATGTTTCTGTTTATGATGCTGGTGATCTTGATCCCCCACAATATGGTAAAGTAGCAATTTCGGTAAACGTTGATGGTGGTATTTCAGAAAATAACAAGAGTGATATTATAAATTATCTTTCTGACAAAACTCCTTTGGCGATACAACCAGTATTTGTTGATGCTGATTATATGTATATCAACATGCTATTGACCATTTACATAGATGAAAATTCTAGAACTAAATCTGATAGTGAAATAAAGAGAGATGTTCTTGATGTTGTTTCACAATACAACATAGACAATTTAGAAAAGTTCGCATCAACTTTCAGAATATCAAGATTGACAAATCTTGTGGACAACACAGAAGATTTTATTTTGAGTAATACGGTTTATGCAGAACCATTTATAGAATACAACCCTGCATTGTCAATAGTAGAAAACCCTAAATTTGATTTTGGTTCTGCTTTGATAAAACCATACCCATTCGTAGAAAATAAAGGTTTTTCTGATTACAAACCTGCGATATCAAGCAGTTATTTTGTTTATAATGGCACATCATGTTTTATGCAAGATGATGGTATTGGAAATATCCAACTCATAAGTTCTGATATAGCAAATACACAGATAATAAACCCTTCAATTGGAATTGTAGACTATAGTAGTGGAGTTGTAAAATTGTCAGATTTTATCGTGGAAAGTTATTCTGGTACTGCAATAAAAATTTATACAAACACTATTGATCGAAATATCACTTCACCCAATAACCGTGTTTTGAGAATTCGTGAAGATGATGTTGCAGTAACTATCATAGGTAAAAGATGACAGAAATAGCAAAAAAACCATCTATATTCATAGAAAATCAATTCCCTGCTATCTATAGAGAAGAAGCAAGGGAATTGATTACCATAGTGGAAGCGTATTATGAATTCTTAGAGACACAAACAAACCAAAGCATTTATAATGTTAGAAATATGTTTGAATGTAGGGATATTGATACCACACTGTTGAACATGCTTATTTTTTACAGAAACAAATATTTAAAAGGATTGCCTTTTGATCAAACCAATATTCGTTTTATAGTAAAAAATGTCATGGAACTTTATCGTAGAAAAGGTTCCAAAGAGGGTATAGAACTTTTCTTCAAAATGTTTTATGACGAAGAAGTTGAAATATATTACCCATCATATGAAATGCTAAAACCTTCGACTTCTTCGTGGAAGGTTGGTAAATATTTGCAACTATACCCTGTAGATGATGTTACTATATTTTCAGACATAGTTAACAAGAAAATATATGGTTCTGTGTCAAATACATATGCTTTTGTGGATAAAGTTTATTTTGTTAAAGTAAACAAATCACTGTTGCCTGTTATTTTCATAAGTAATGCAAAAGGCACATTTGCAGGAGGTGATGTTATATTCACCATAGAACCAATAAGAAAAGAATATGGTAGAGTTTACGGTTCTTTAGAACGATTGGGTTCGGTAGGGACATTTGAAGCAACACAAGACAATCAAGTTGGTGATATAGTTACTATCACATCTGAAACAGGTAGAGGTGCTACCGCAAGAGTATCTAGTGTCGCTGAAAATCTTTCAGGTGAAATACAATTTACATTGCAAAATGGTGAGTATGGGTATACTGTTGATGGCACTACTATATTACTATCAAACCAATCTATTTTCTTGGATAACACAAATCTTGATTTTATTGTATATGAAAGGGTGGCACAAGATGTGGGGGCAAACACTCATTTCGCCACTGTTGTTGGGCAGGATAAACAATCAGTAGGTCTTCTACTTGACGATGACCAAGAAGCATTTGTTGAAGGGGAATTTTACACAATACAAAGAGAAGAAAATATAACAAAAGATTCTTTGTTTGTTCTAAGCGTAAATTCTACTGCATCTGCATCTGTTGGATCAATACGAGACACGGAAGAAATAGAAATAATAGTCGATCTTATTGAAGATTTCGCAGATGTACCACTAAATTCTGTTAATTTCTCTACTGTGCCACCCGCGCAAGCAGCAATGACAGGTGGTTCTGCTAACATTACAACACCTTTAAATTCTGCATTTGTTCCTCAAAATCTTAGTGTTGGATATATAGATACTTTGTCTGGTATTGATCCTGGGCAGAATTATGAAAACAATGTTTTTGTTTTAGCAAGAGAGAATTTTTTGAGCAAATTCAACTATAAAGATCAAATTATTTCATACAGCACAAACGTGTCAAATATAAATCTTTTGGTAGGTGATATAATTTTACAAAATAAAGAAGTTTTGACTTTTGCTGGGCAAACTATTCAAAGAATGGTTAAAGGTAAAGTTGTTGCAAGGCAAGGTAATACAATTCAAGCAAAGCAATTATCATTTGAACCTTTCATTAAAGAAAATACATTCTACAAACAAGGCACTACAACAGAAATTGAAATAGTTTCTTTATCCAGAACAAATGCATCTCTTCCTTTGGGTCTTAATGCAGAAATAACAGGTTCTTCTGTATTTTTACCTGGCAAAATACTTTCTGTTGATGTCATAGATAGTGGTATCGGATATGAACATAATGATATCGCAGATATGAACAACACAACAAAATCTGCTAGATATAAAGAACTACTTGATAATGCCATAAAAAATGGGGATGATCAGAATAACATAGATGCGTATCAATCGAATTACGATACGTCATTGATTGAAATTTCTGCACAAGGAATTATAAAAGCAAGATCAGAAGGTAAAACAGAAGGAAGTTGGCAGACTTATACATCACACTTAAATACGGAAGATGGTAAGGTGTTGCAGGATAGTTTTTACTACCAAGATTATTCATACGAAATTTCTTCAAGTTTGAATGAAGAAATTTATTTGGAAAGTCTAAAAGACATTGCACATCCAGTAGGAACAAAAATGTTTTCAACATTCTCAAATTTATCCCGTATAAATAACAGTATAGAAATTTATTCAACGCTGTCTGAAATAACAATAACTGAATATATCCTGTCGAATGAATCTGAAACTTCTGTTATTACGTCAGAAGATGGTTCTCAATATATTGTATCAACGATTTAAGAATAGGTCATTAAATGTCAATAAAAACTAACAAATTTACAGAAAACTTGGCAAAAGCATTTTACAATGATTTTGCCAACAATGATTATTACTTATTCGGTTCTGATTACAATAATGAATACCAATCTACAAACAACAACTATTCAAAAAATATCATTTTAGAAAAAACTATTTTTGGCAAGAAAATTTTAGATGATGAATTTTCTTACATGATACGAAATAACGTGTGGACAAACGGAACTGTATATACTCAATACGATGACAATACAGTAGATATAAGGACATATAATTTCTATGTGATTGTAGAACCAGATACATTAGAAGGCGGTAATTATTACGTGTTTAAATGTTTGTATAACAACAATAGTTCTATATCAACAGAAAAACCATCTTTCAATAATTCTATTTACCTTGATAATGGAAACTACGAACTTTCAGATGGTTATATTTGGAAACACGTTTCTACCATACCAAATTCGATAGCAAAGAAATTCGGCACTAGAGGGTATTTACCTGTAGTTAGGGATCAGTTTATAGAACAAAATGCGGTTGACGGTATAGAAGTTATTTTAGTAGAAAACATAGACAATAACGTAGGATATGAAAAAATATCAGGCAATGTGCTATATACGCCAACAAGTGGGGTAATAACAATGACAGTGAACACTCAAATACAGGGCGTTCCTAGTTTCTACACTGGAAGAAGTTTATATGTGGAAAAAGGAGCTGGTTCTCCACAAATAGGTGCTAGACAATACAAAATTTTGGACTCTGGTAAAGATACATCAGATCAATTTTTCGTTGTTGTGGAAGGTTATGACCCCAACGACTTTCCTATAGAAATAGATGACGATTGTCAAATTCTACCATATATCAACATACAAGGTGATGGTTCTGGCGCAGAAGGGGTAGCAGTTTTTGATGTGACAGAAACAAAAATAATTTCAGTGAAAATTCTTGAACGCGGTAGTGGTTATAAAAATGCGGTTGCAACGGTTATTGATCCAATCAATTTCACAACAGAAACTGGAAATGTTAGATGCGAACTCAGACCAATAATA